AAGTAATCCTTAAATCCTTCCTCTCTTTGAAGAAGATCCATTTCTTACATTTAAGTTTTTATTAGGTTCTTTTCTTTATTTGTTGTTCTTATTTGTCTTTTTTATCTCATTTATTTTCTTATTCACTTCAGTATTAATCATTGTTGAGATTCTTTTATTAGTACTGGTTACACTATTAAGGTTGGTGACACCGCTCTTTCCTCCTTGGCTTGGGTTTTTAGTTTATTTTTTAGGGATAACTGGTATATTTTTTACGATTTAGAACTTATCAGGATCTTAGTCAACAAATTATTAGATATTCATATTTAAACTTGTACTAATATTTGATCTCCTACCTCCTACCAGATGGTCTAATACTTGATTAATCTTTATGATATTAATATCAGTAGTTGTATCATCTTAAATATTATTATTTTTTGCTTTGTAATAATATTCATCAAATTAAGTTAAGTCTAATCTTTTTGCTTGTAATGTTAAAAATCTGAAATCTAAAGGTTCCATTCTTATATCACCAGTATTATTCTAAGCTATCTCTATTAAATCATCGTCATATGGTGTACCATCATTAGTGAATTATAATGATTTATAAAATTTCCCTACATAAGTATCATGTTATTATTTTTGAACTTCTCTAGTAGGTGTACCTAATGTAGATATAAAATTATTGTAACAAGTAACTGTAGGTCCAGATAAGTGTATTGAATTTATAGCAGATTATATGATTTCTGTATGTCTATCAGTCTATAATTGTTGCCCTTTAAATAAATATTAACTATCACTAAAGCTTTATGTATAAAGTACTCTGTTAACATTTCTAAATAATTTTATACCTATACCAGGTTAATATAAACCATTAAGCGACAAGAATGAAAAACCTTTGTCGCTTATTATTAACCCTTTAGTTACTTAACCTAGCCCGTGAACGTGAGGCTATTTACTGTAACTATAGATTTGTCTAAATGATCATTGGAAAAGATCAACTTCTCTAGCTTCCATGATAATCAATGTGTCATCTCCACATACGAATAATGAATATTTTATAATATTAGCTTTATACATTGTAAATTTCATATAATAAGACACTCTCATTGTATTACCAAATGTAGTTCTAGTTGGATGACCAGAAAAAACTGTACCTTTCATACGAGCTTTAAATAACAAGAATTTTCCTTAATACCCATAGACATAAGCGTAATTTGACAAAACCATTTATTAAATCCTTTCTTTGTGAACATCTAATAAGCAATATGTTTCACACACTTCTTATATAATATCTTCAAGGATAAAATTATCTATACCTTCTATTAGTTCATGATGTTATCGAGAATCGTGAG